AAAAAAATAATAAAAAAAATAAAAAAAATTAATAATAAAAATAAGAAAAATTAATAATAAAAATAAGAAAAATTAATAATAAAAATAAGAAAAATGAATAAAATATCCTAATTATAAATAACAAAATGTCTTATATACTTGATAATTTGTATGGTATAGGATTAAAGAATAAAATAAAAGAATGGAATATTAATGTTATAGATAAAAATAGTTATTCATTAGTTGTTTATTATTATGGTTATTTAAATAGTCCAAAGGTAGAATGTACAAAAATTATATATTCTCATAATTCAGATTCTGCTGATAATAGTCATTATCAAACAGCTATTCTTTATGCTCAACAAAAATGGAAAGATAAGTTGGAAAGTGGATATAATACTGATATAGAATGTATTAGAAAAAAAATAAAAGAGAACAATATTCATATTAAAAAAGTAGTATTATTTTATTAATTTTTCCATTTGTTTATAATCATTTTATTTTTTATTTTTACTATTTAGAGTAAAAATGAGTAATCAATATGGGATGAAACCATCTAGAAAACCTTTAAAGGGTCAAGTGGTTACGTCGAATTATGGTAATTTTGAAACACTTGTCGTTTCAAATTTACAATTAGAAAATATTAATATAGCTGGTCTTTTTCAAGATGGTGTTTTTGAAAATGTTATTATAAGAGATTCGCAAATTTCAAATACTGTTATTGGAGTTGATTCTCCAAACGTTGGTAATTTTACAAATTTAAAAGCATATCAAACTGTCAATTTTTTAAGTAATGTGTTTGATTCATATGTTAATTGGGATCCAGATACATCTATATTTACTATTAATAATGGTGAATTAAAAGTAAACGGGTGTTCTTATTTAGATAATATTGAAATATGTAGAAATGACATATCAGCTATAAATTTAAATGGCGATATAAACATGTATCCAAATGGAGTAGGTTCATTAAATTTTTATGGACCTATTAATATAAATAGTACATTTGGTAGTTTTACTACTAGAGTATCAGATGGAGGAGTTGTTTTCAATATAAAAGAAAATTTTATAATAAATTCTTCAAAAGGATCTCATTTAGTTTCTACTTTTGATAAACAGTTATATAATACAATTAATGGAGACATAGAATTACGTACAGAAACATTAGATTCTGTAAATATTTCCCAAATAAATGTAACAGCTTCTTCAATAAAAATAACTACATATACCCCACACAGTCTCCATTTAGGAGATTCTATTATTTTATCTAGTACTGGTAGTTTAGATAATAGTTATATTGTAAATAACATATTTTCAGATAATAGTTTTTCACTAAATTATTCTAGTTCATTATTAAATGATATTACAACAGGTTCTTTAACAAAAGTTGCATCAAATAACATTATTTTAAATACACAATCTTTTGTTCAAATACCTACAGATACAAGACTTATTTTTGGAACAACATCTAATTCTATTTCTGGAAATACAGAAAGTTTGTTGATAAAAAGTGAAGGAAATACTTTTTTTAGTGTAGGAAATATTGGAATACCTACATCTACAGCTATACAATTTACAGATACACAATTTGTAACAACGGGAAATAATATTGTATACGATGGAACAGATCTTAATTTTAATAGTGTAAATAAATTTCTTTTTTCAAGTAATTTAATTCAAATAAATTCTACAAATACAAGATTTTACGATCCAGTTTTAACAATTGGTGATTATACACCATTACAATCAGATTTAAAAGATAGAGGTATTGAATACAAATATTTAAATTCATCTGGTTCTTTAAAAACAGGTTGGTTTGGATATAAATTATCTACTAACAAATTTACTTTTATCCCAGACTCGACTAATATAAATGAAACAATTTCCGGAAGTATAGGAAATTTTGATATTGGAAATATTAATGCCAACAACATTTCAGTAAATTCTGGTGGTGTTTTTGATTTAAATTGTGGAGAATTAATTAATACAAATAAAATAATTGGATGCGGTGGGTATTTAAATGTACTATCACAAAATAGTTTTAATTTAACAGCTGGTTCTATATTATTAGGCGCAACAAGTAATATAAATATACCTAATGATATACCAATTAATATAGGTACAAATGGAAGTTCTATTATAGAAAAATCAAATGGAGATATAAACATAACTTCTCAGAAAAACTTGGCGTTTTTTACACAAAGTAAAGGATCTATATATATACCAATTGAAACAAAACTTTCATTTGATGGATCAACAAAGGGGTCTCAAAGTATTTATTCAAATACTTTTGGAAATTTATATATTGACGGTAATAAATCAATTTATTTAACAACAACTGGAGGAAATATTATATTACCACAAAATGTGTTTGGTGCTACATCAAGTAGCTTACAATTCGGGAATGATTCTGAAGTTATTTATGGAAATACAACTGGTATTTATATCTATTCAAGAAATTCTATAAATGAAACTTCATTGTTAAATATCAATCAAAATGCTGGTGGAAATTTAAACCAAACTATTTCAGGAAATGTAAACGAAATTGCTAATGGTAATGTTACTATAAAAAGTATTTTAGGAAATATATTATTACAATCTGATTCTGGTGATATTAATCTTTTTACAACAAGTGGTAATACAAGACTTTTAACAGGTTCAAGAATTGTATTTGGAATTTCCGGTACAAGTAATTCAATTCGAGCAGATACAATTGGAAATTTAATTATTAATGGAAATACTTTAAATACAATTGATATAAAAAATGCAGATACGATTAATTTAAATGCAACATCAAATATTCGTATTTCAACTGGAACAACTCTTTATTTTAGTTCAGAAGATTCTAGATATATCTTGTCAGATAATAGTAATAATTTAAATGTAAAAAATAATATTGGCAATCTAGTTTTAACTTCGGTAAATACTATTATAAATAATACAGCTGGATCTTTATCTATAAAGAATACATCAACAGATATAAGTTCAGGATCGTTTGTTGTATCTGGTAATAGTGTATTATTAAATACATCAGATGTAAAAATAAAAGACCCTATTTTAACACTTGCAAACTATGATTTAACTTTAAATGACAACTTGGATAGAGGTATTGAATACAATTATTTTTCAACAGTAGAATCTTTAAAACAAGGTTGGTTTGGAAGAAAAAATAATACAAATCTTTTTACTTATTATTCAGATTCTATTAATAATAGTGAAATTATAAGTGGTACATTGGGTAGTGCCCAATTTGATAATCTTTATTTACAAAATAATATAATTTTCTCAGGAGATGGTCCTGGACAAATTGATATGAAATGTGGTACAATTGCAAACTTAAATACAATTCTTGGTTGTAATGGAACTGTTAATATAAGTACTAATAACATTTTATTATCTGGAACTAGTAAAGTAGTTTTACCTTATAATACACCACTTTCATTTGGTACTACTAGTAATAGTATATCAGCTGATTCCAATGGATCATTTGTTATTACAGCTATGGGAGGTTCTGGAACTGTTGTTTTAAATTCAAATGTTCAAATTAATGGAACAACATCAAATGTATATAGTACAGTAACAAATATAAAAGATCCTATATTATCAATCGGTGGAGTAACTGGTCCTATAGTAAATGATGGGAAGGATAGAGGTATCGAATTTAAATGGAATGATACAACGGAATCGAAAACTGGGTTTTTTGGTTATAAAAATTCATTACAACGATTTGTGTTTATACAAAACGGTATTAATAACGATGAAATTTTTAGTGGAAGTTATGGAAATGTACAATTTGGAAATGCATTTTTAACAAATCTAGATTTACAAAATGGAACAATTTCTAACGTAAATACAATTTCAAGTGATAGATTAAATATTACAAGTAATAATAGTATTAATCTAAGTTCTGGTAATATAAATATTCCTTTTAATTCTTTTTTAAATTTTGGTTCAAGTAATAATAGTATTTCTACAAATACATCTGGTAATTTAAATATAATTACAAGTACTGGAAATGTTAATTTTTTAATGTCGACAACTGGAAATAGTTCTATTAATATACCACAAAATGTATATGTAAACTTTGGAAGTGAATCTTCTGGTAATTATCTTGTACAAAATACATCTGGTTCATTTGTAATTAACAATTCATCCGGAAATATTAATTTAGAACCCAAAATATCATCAGGAAGTATTAATATACCTACTAATAATTATTTAAATTTTGGCGTAAATTCAACTAAAAATAGTTTATATAGCGATGGTCAACAATTAGTTATAAATGGTTATAGTGGAATTAATATAAATAGTACTTCTTTTAATATAAGTGGAAATGTTAATGTAACTGGGACTATAACAGCTGCTGTCAATACAGATTTTGATCTTAATCGTTATATTTTACCATTAGGTACATCACAAATTCTTAATATTGCATCAGTTGAAAATTATAGTCTTTCTGGTAGTAATTTTATAAAAATTACAACAACAAATCCTACTTATTATTCTGTAGGCGATCTAGTTACTATTAGTAATTCTGGAAGTACTCCATCAGTTGACGGTACATATAATATAAGTGGAATACTTTCATCTACAGCGTTTTATATTAATTACGGAAGTGGTTCAGCGATTACAACTTCAGGTGGTTCTGTAGGTACAGTTAAAAGTAATTTAATGACATATCAAGGTAAAGATGTTGGTATTCAAATCAATTATTGGAATAATGTAGGTAATATAACATCTGGGAGTACAGGATATAAAACTGGATTTTTCGGTTTTAAAAATAGTACAAACAGATGGTCATTTTATAACAATGCGACTATTACAGATAATATTGTGACAGGAAGTTTTAGTGATATTGAAGTAAATAAAGTTTTTACATCATATATGAGCGGATTTAGATTAGAAGGACCAGTTTCAGCAGGTTCTAATCAAATAAGTGGTAACAACTTTCAAATTTTGGGTGGAAGTATTAATGGTACGCCAATTGGTGCTAATACTGCACAAACTGCTAGATTTTCTACTTTAAGTAATACTGTAAGTGCTTCATTGCAAAATGTTACATTAACATCTTCTTTGGCTTATACATTTGAACGATATACATTATCTTCATCCGGATTGACTACAAGAAATCCTAGTGTATCTTTTGTTGTATCTTTATTTAGTGTATCTGGACCAAATTATACAACAAGTTCTGGTACAATGCCATCAAACCCTGCAAATATACCAGACGGTACTTTCAAGATGTTAGTATGTAGTTCTTTAGGAGTTGGTTCTTCACATACTATCAATTTTGGAGCGAATAAATTAATTGCACCAAACCCTCTTGATTCTAATGCAGTTCCTACTAGAATTATATTTAAACGCCAAGGTCAAACTGCTAAATTATTATTTGATGCACAAGGAAATGGAGGTTTAGGTACTTGGATTCTATTAACAAGTGGCGTATACGTTGCTTGAATTAACATTTATTCTTTATATTTAAAAATAAAAAATAATAATATATAATAAATACATAATAAATACTATGACTGAAATAAAAGGTACCTTACGGACCTTACGGTTAGGGTTTTTACAAGAAGATTTTCATTCTGAGGTATTAGATTTTTTATTAGAATTATGTAATAATGTATATCCAGATGCACATTTGATACTTTACAATGACATTGATAGATATAATAATAAGGAGTTATTAAAGGAAAACTATAAAAATTTAGTAATAAAAGATCTAAGTTATTTCATTCCAGATTTAACAAGTGGTGATGTATATAAAACATTTGTTATTTCATATGACAATATTATACATTTAAATATGTTGGAAAAATATAAAAAAGATCTTGTTTTTATTGCTCATAGTCCTAAACATATTAAATCATACGATATGTTGAATATGAAATATTTTTCATTAACACCACTTTTAAGTAAAAATTACATGTTACCTATTGTTAATAAAAATCGTAACCTAAAAATGGAAAATAACAATATACCGAATTACTTGCCATTATTAAAATCAATGAGTATAAATAACAATTTAAAAATTGTTATAACTGTTGGATATTTTTTAGATAACAATAAAAATATAAAATTAATAGAAAATTTACTAAGAAAAGAACTTTTTATACTTGTTGTTTTTGCACCAGAAATATCACTTGAATTAAATAAGATGATTAAAAAATATCCTAAATACGTTTACACAGCACTTGGTATGAAAACAAAAGAAATCCGTCATGCTATAAATTATTTAAATATTAATCATTTACTTTTTTGTCCACCAAATGATTCAAATTATGTAAAAAATAGTTGGTCCGGTACATTAGCATTCGGTCTTGATCATGATTTACACATTGTTGTTCCTGAAAAAATAGCAGAAATATATAATCTTAAAAATGATCATATATTACCTTATAAAATAGATGAAGCTGGTGAAGAAATAGCAGATTGTATTTTACATGATAAAAAGATTTATAATGAATCTTTAACTTTATGGAAAAATGACAATTTTAATAGAAACAGGAATATTATCACTACTTTTTTATCTGACTGAACCAAAGGTTCAAGATTTACTTAATAAGAATATGGCTACACCATTCCACCAACTTTCTTTTCCTTTATGTTTAGGCATTCCAATCAAATCATCACTACTTAGAAATTCTTCATGTCTAAAATGGATTTTTAAACCAAGGTCTCTTATAGCTCTCATAGTACCATCTCTTACATCACCCCAACACCAATCATCTACCATAAATACAAAAGTGTCATCTAATATTGGTAAATAATATTCTAATGATTTATAATGATCACTTTCTGTATGTCCACCATCATACAAATAAATATTAAACTTTTTATCTAAAGAATTTAATTCAACTTCCCAACAATTATTTTCTATTAAATAAAGATCCGAGTCACCTTCATATTTTTGTAAAGCTTCCATGAAAATATTTGGATCTCCGCCAAATTGACTCCAATTATCAATAAATAATGCTTGTACTTTATTTTTATAAATTGCACTAATACTAGAACTTCCATACCATGTACCTATTTCTAAATATCGTACATCATCGATATAAGAAAGCATATTATTGTATAAATGTCTAGTTTTTGTACCAGTCATTCCTTTGTATTCTAAAATATCTTTTCCTTCACTTGTTTCTGGATCAATTTTTGAAATACAATTTCTTGCATCACTTATTGATTTACAAATGCGATCAATCATTACCATATTTTTATCAGATAACAAATTATTTCCTTTTGTTGACAATGTTTTTAAATATTTGTTGAGTGTCCAATAATTATCAGAAGTTTGAATCATATTATTGATATATAACTTTAAACTTTAATTTTTTTTCAAAATGTTAACTTACTCTTATTATAAAACTAAATCTTTATGTATATCATCTAAATTGCCAATAGATAATTGTGGTATTTGTGTAAAATCATTTACATTTAATCTACAGTCTATTTCTTTTAATATATCTATTATTTTGCGATTTTTATCTTTATAGTTACCTAATGTTTCTAATAAAGCATTTGTAAAAGCTCCTCTATCACCAAGATCAGCAGATGTTTGTTCATCTAAACAACCAGAAAACATAAAAACATCACCTTCTGTTTCTATTTTTTTGTTAGTAAGAAATAACGTATATTTATTTATCCAATCATCTTCATTATACACGCCTGTTTCTATATTTTGTTTTTCGCGATTATAAACTAAATTATATTGTAAATTCAACATTGTACCACTATGACAACAATCTGTAAAACACCATAATGTAACATCTTTTGGTATAATTTTTACTAAATTATCATATAACCATACATCTGTTATAAAACCACTTTTTTTATAATCAAGTGGTACTAAAACTTCATCTAAATCATCTCCTATTTTAATTTCATTATCATTTTCTATTTGAGAACCATGACCTGAATAGTAAAATAACAATGAATCACCTGCTACTGTATTTTTAACCAAGTTATAAATAGAATCTTTTACATTTTGTAAAGTTGGCTTTACAGTTGTCTCATCTGTTAATTTAGTTGTATTTTCTATTTTATATTCACAATTCTCTATGATAAAATTTTGAATGTTATTTATATCATTTATACATCCACCCAATTCGTATTTTGATCCTGTATAATTTATTCCTATTAAAAGTGCCTTTTTCATATATATTATACAATAAATAAAATATACGGAATAAAAGAATTATTTTAAATAAAAAGATAATTATATCTCTGATTTCTCTATTTCTTCTAATTTATTTTCTTTTAATTTGTTTTCTTTTATATTTTCATCTAATAATTTTGTTATATTTGTTCTTCCCTTTTCTGGTTCGTTTAATCTAATTTCATGCAATAATAGTACTCCTTTTCCAACGTTTATATGCATTTCTCCATTTGTATCTTTTAACTTTTCAATAAATTTTCTACATTGACGTATATTTGTAAAAATTCCTAATATATCAGAATATTCATTTAAAGATAAAACGTATACTCTTTGTCCCATTTAATTATTATTTATTAAATAAAATAATTAAATATTTTTAACATTCTTTTTCTTTATTCAGTTGTTGTTTTGTAATAACAATTTTTTCTTTTATAATTTCATATTTTTCTCTTTTTGTAATTTTACTTTCACATTTATCAATTTTAGGATAAATTAATTAAAATTAAAATATTTACTTAATGTAAAATGGATCGTTTACGAAAAAAATTAGGTTTACCATCGGTTATTAAAAGTGACAAATCAGTTGCTCAAATTCAACAAGAATGGAAAGAAGCATTAGAAAACAGAAGAAAAGAAAATGAATTGGACAAACGATTTGGTGGGTCTAAGAAACGTCTAGTTAAAAAAAGTTCCAAAAAACGTCTAGTTAAAAAACGTTCGGTTAAAAGACGTTCGGTTAAAAGAACTAGTAAAAAACGTTCGGTTAAAAGACGTTCGGTTAAAAGACGTTCGACTAAAAGAACTAGTAAAAAACGTTCTGTTAAAAGACGTTCGGTTAAAAGACGTTCTACTAAAAGAACTAGTAAAAAACGTTCGGTTAAAAGACGTTCGGTTAAAAGACGTTCTACTAAAAGAACTAGTAAAAAACGTTCTGTTAAACAATTATACTTATAAATAAAATTTTTAAACTAACATTATCGTTCTTCATTTTATGTTTTATTTATTATAAAATATAAAATATTCATTTTTTTACTGTTTTGGTAATTAGAATTAGTTCGAGTACGCTAATCCACCCATACCAGCCATAATTCTGAGAACATTATAGTTGACAGCGTAAACACGAAGTTTAGAAGCACCTCCAACTTGAGTAGAAAGTTGAAGAGTAGCATTATCAATACGGGACATATTGACAGTTCCAGAAGGTTGATGTTGTTCTGGGTTTAGGGCAAATGAGTAAACATAGATACCAACAGCTGGGATACGGGTATGATGTTGGTATGGTTGAACAAGGTTAAAGTAAGCACCTTCACGAACAGAGAATCGATCTTGTCCGTTTAATTGAAGCTTAGCATCAACAACAGAATGTCCACCAGCACCAGTACCAGAGTAATCGGATAGTTCAGCAGTATCTTTTTGAACAACCCAAATGAGCTCCTTACATGGATGATTCAATGCAAGTTTGCTCTTGATAGAACTGGTTCCATTAGGAACTGATTCAGCACCAGTGAATTGAAGTTGTTCAATGAGATATTCGTGCTGAACTTGAGCAAATTGACGACGTTCATCAGTATCAAGATAAATGTAATCAATGTAAAGAGATGCATCAAAACTAGATCCAACAGTGACAGTACCAGATCCAATCTTTTCGTAAAGATCAACAGCATCTCTAAATGTAATGTTAAATTTAACTTCGTGATATTGAAGAGCAATTAATGGTAAAGCAAGACCAGGGTTTCTACAGAACCAGAATTGAAGTGGAACGTAAAGAGTTGCTGCACTGGTACCAGCAGAAGTAGTGGTAATACCAGTTGATTCATCGTAATTTTTAGTAGTTAAAGCAACAGTGTTACCAATCATAGTGTTGTATCCAGCTTCCTTTTCAGCAGTTTGAGTTAATTCGTTCCAGATGTTTAACCAATCACCATAATGAGTGTCAATGGTTTGTCCACCAATTTCAACATAAACAGTATCAATCAAGTTGTGTCCAACCATAGAATCCCAAGCTATACTACCACTATCTACAGATAAAGATGGAAGATCAACTTGAAGATAGACCTTGTGAATTAAATCACCATTTCTTGAAACAGTGCAAGAAACTTTTCGTCCAAAATCAACAGATCCGGTGAAAGTTTGCTCAATTGCTTCAATGGCAAAGTTAGTATGTCTTCGATAGACAACTTTAAAAAAAGTAATTTGAGGATTACCAGTACATTTCCTCTACATTATCTTTCGATAATGATTAGACTATATCTTATGAAGATTTATCAATTTTAAGATTTGCAAAATCTATATTTAATAAATCTCCCGAAAACCATTTAGTCGTTGAACCTTCTTCTTTAAATTTTTCTAATTTTTTAATAATATTATTTATTTGATTTATACTAATGTCTTTTTTAGATGAATTATATTTTACTGTAACTGGCATCATATTCGACCAATTCCAACATTTTAATTTTTCATCTTCTATTTTTAAATCAAATTTACATACAGGTATAATATGATCAATTGACCAATACGAACCGTAATTATCCCAGTTCATTTCTTTTGTAAAATTATATTCAAACCATTCTCTTAAATATTGAATATTACAACCAATATAATTCATTGTTGAATTATTTTTAATTAAAACAACTCTTAAACGTGCAGCTAATGATTTTTTTAATCTATAATTAATATTAGATCGACTTTCATTTCTACACCATTCAGTTTTCTGTTCTGTTAAAAATTTAGGATAACAAAGTAGACAAATTTTTTTTTTATAAAACTTTTTTAATTTAGCAAAATCTTTTAATGCTTTTTCTTTTTCGCATTTTTCACATTTTACTACAAAAGTTTCTATTCTTTTTTGTCTACTTTTTTTTTTTCTTATTTTATCCTTTTCATTTAAACATTTTTTACATGTTTTTGAATATGAATTTTCTCTATCAGTATATTTTCTATATTTATTAATTGGTTGTATAATCTCACATTGATCACATATTTTACCTTCCATGTATCTTTATAATATATTAAAATTTTTCAATTTTTAAAGAAGCTTGGCTGCTGATTGCCCATTTCAATTAATCTAAATTATTTTAGATTTAATATTTATCTTATTCATTTTCACTACAATACAAAATTAACATTTATGTAATTTTATACAGGTAATTTTAAAAAAATTACTACCCAAGTTTTTGTCTTGGCCACAAAATTCTCACGAATTCTGCTTAGTAGAATAAGCTTTAGGGGTTCCCAGCAATTTGATCTTCTTACCAGGGGTTTTAAAATAATTATTTCCCTGATTAACATCAATGATTCGAATTTATATTCGAGTTCATAAAGGGCTTTATGAATATCTTATTGTTTCGATATTCCCCGACATTTTTCTACCCTACTGGATTTTAAGGTAAATATCTTGTGCACCATAAGCTACTAATTGCATTAATCCACCACCCATTTTGTTTTTGTTTTTATACTATGCTAAAAGAAAAAAAAATTCTGTAATTAACAAATAAAATCGCATAAAAAATGCAGATCTTATATCTTTAAATTAAATTAAACGACTATAAACACATATTTTAAACCATCATTTTGTATATCCATTTAAATAAACCACCTTTATTACCATCGATAAAGGTATCTTCTTTTACTACTGTATCAAAAAAGTCATTGTAAACTATAATTGCAGATTCCATAAAACCATCTTCTCTAAACGATTTATTCAATATACTTTCTTCACTTATAATAGATAATGGATTTCGTATTATATGCTGTTTCATTTTATCACTTTCATCTTTACTTTTATCTTTACTTTTATCTTTGTTTTCAATTTCCCTATAATTAATTTCTTTTTCGATTTGTATTTCGTCAAGTACAGACCTTGTCGATATATCTTTTATTACGTCTTCAATTAAATATCTTTTTTTCCTATCAATTTGTAACATTCCTAATAATAATTCCTTAATGGTTTTATTTAAAAATGATTTTTTATTTACTTTTTTGTTCATTATTTCTTGAATAATGTTCATTCTGTAAAAATTCTCTAATTCTTTGATATTATTAATATTTGAAAAAGGCAATAAATTAAATATAGATTCGTAAATACAAATACCTAAACTCCAAATATCTATACGTTTATCATAAAAATATAAATCTGATATCTTTTTCTTTTTATATGATGTTATATTTTCCATTTTTCTCATATTTAAAATAATCTCAGGAGCCATATAATAAGGTGTTCCTGATAATTTAAAGTACTTTGCCGAACTGACGTGTTCAGCGTCAGTAAGGTACTTTGCCGAACTGACGTGTTCAGCGTTAAAAGATCCTTTAGTTAAATCATAACAAGAAAAACCAAAATCAGATATTTTAAAAATAATATAATTATTATCAGTAAGGTAAATTAAAATGTTGTGCAACTTGATATCTCTATGTATAATATTTTTATCATGAATGTATTTTAATCCATTACTTGTTTGGCGAATAAAAGAAATCAGAAAATCATCAGAAAATCCACCAAAACTATTTCTTTTAATTTCTTTATTCTTTTTTAAATATTCATACACATCTCCTCCATTACAATATTCCATGTGCAAATAATATATTCCTCGTTTCCTTGTATATTCGTAAAATTTTATAATATTTAGGTCATCCAACATTTTTAAAATATCTATTTCACCTTCTATCATTTCTTCTAATTTTTTATAATAATATCTATATTCTATATCATCAGTTTTATCACTTTCATCATCGTTTTTGTCTTGTACCTTTGATGATACATGGCAAGGTACAATTTTTTTTCTAGACATATTTTTCATTTTATATTTTTTTACTAATTCATTCGTATCTATTTTTTTAATAATAAACTGATTAGAAACCTTACCGTCTATTAAAGGCTTAGAACATAAAAAGACATTTGAAAACGAACCTTTTCCAATAATTTTTATGATTTTTATATCATCATTATCTATATCTGTATCCATATAATATATCCATATTATAATCAGACATAATTTTTATTCTAATTTTACTTATTTAATTATAGTTCTTCTCTTCTAACTACATTTATTTTTGTTAAATCTTTTACATTATTTTTATTTAAAAAAACATCAATGTTAGGATATTTTAGAGTAATCTTTTTAAATGCAAATTTTATATTTTTATCATTCTGATAAAAAAATTCCTTTTTTACATGATACCTGTTTAATAACCTGAAAATCATCTTTTCAGCTCTATGATGATCACCTACTCTTTGAAGATGTAAAATACTACAATCTGGATAATATGTACCATATCTTTGCATTATATGATTTTCTACTTCTTTTTTAGTATTTTTATTTCCAAATTTAGTTTTACCAATTTTTACAATATCTTTATCAGAATATTTTAAATTTGTTTTGATACAATAAATAAACCCATCATTTTCAATTAATTTATCTAATTTAGACACCTTACCGTCTAATACCGTCGGTAAAGCTACCTTACAGTCGTCTGTCATAAATGTATATTGGTATATTGGTATATTGGCTTAATTATACATTTTTTTTATTTTCATTTTTTTTTATAAGTCTAAAAGGTCCTTTTCAAAAAATATTTTTGCAGAATCATACCCACTTTGGATTAATAATTTTTTTTCTTCCAATGTCAATTTATAATTTACAAAGTTTGTTATTTTATAAGCATCTATACAGATTGTATGAGATATATATTTATCTAAACGACTTGAACGCCTTTCCTTTTCCAACATAAAAAATTGCAATACATTAGACATATAATCCGTAAAATTTTCTATTTTAACATCATGTTCAGGTGTTATTTCATTAAACGTTACTAATTTACACCCTAATACAGTTGATAAATCATCTTTAAACAAATACATTGGATGATTTGCTACCAATCCTCCATCTACATATATATCACCTTTATATTTTTCGGCAGAAAATAAAAAAGGTATACTTATAGACATTCTTATCGCTTTCAATACCTTTAATTTAGGAGTTTTTTCATAATCAAATACACCTAATGTATATTTATTTACATTACTTGCTAAAATTTGAAGATGAATACCAGTTTTCTTGTATAATTGCGAAAAAGTAACATCTTGATTGTAACCCTTTTTTATTAAAAAAGTTGCTAACCATTCTATTAGTTTTTTACCTGATTCTAAACCATATTTTTGTAAAAAATTTCGTATTTTAATATCACTTAAATCTTCAAAATCTATATTATAAATCATTTCTTCTAATTCTTCACAATTATAATTTAATGTATACAATAAACCCATAAAACATCCAACTGAAACACATGTAATCTTTTTTATATCTATTTTAGGATATATATAATCATTTTCATTTATATTTTTATCCATTTCTTCAATAAGACGTAATTTTTTTAATTTATCTAAATATTTTATGACTCCAATGTATGCTACACCCTTTGTACCACCACCACTACAAACTAATGTATTAATTAGTTTTTTAGAAAATTTTGTTTTATCAGATTCCATTTATATCTAATTTTATTTTATATATCTTAAAAAAACATAAAATAAATTAAAAAGCTTAAAGCTTAATCAAGAAGGATATCTTTAAACCTTTTATCTTCGATATCCTTTACTATATAACGTTTTTCTGTAAAATTATTATCATTTTTATATAAAATAAATACAGAGTTACTATTTATATTCAAATAACAAAAAAATGTACCCAATTTAAAATGATCTTTATCATAATAATATATAAAACTTCTAAAATCTTTTGTTATATCATCCTCTATTCCTATACATTTACTTTCACTACCTTCGGTAAAGGTACCTTCTTGTTTATCGTCAGTTGATCGTGTTTGTTCAATTATACCACAATACAAAATAATATTTTTTCTGTTACAAAAATCATTCATATCTTTTTTAAAATGATCAACTTCTTTTTGAACATCACTTTTTTTATCAGATATAAAAATAACAGGTTGTTCATTACCATTTTCTACAATATAATATTCTTCTAAATAACAATAACCGTTATCATTTTTTTGTAATAACATTTCTTCCTTTTTATAAAACCCATTATTTTTTCGCATAAAAATCTTATAATATGAATAAATATTTAAGATACAAGTAATTATCGCAAATCTATATATATATCCTACAATACAAAATAGAAAACATACACATAGTAATAATATTTCAAACATTTTTTATTTAAAAGCAAATATACTTATTAATTATATTCTCTTTTAAATGGATTTTTTTTCAATTTTTCAAAATAATACAACAACCAATGACGATGATAAAAAAAAAGTTGTTAAAAAAAGAAATAGTAAAGGTGATACCTTTAATGAAAGTGAAAAATTACGCGATACCTTTAATGATACCTTTAATGATACCTTTAATGATGGTCCCAAGTCTCAAGATGATTCTATTAAAAAAGATATTTATAATACAACATTATATAAAAATATAAATAAAAATATAAAAAGGGGAGATTTTGTTAAAATAATAAGAGTTAAGGATAGTTATTTAAATGTTTATAAAGGTTACATAGGAGAAATTAAAGATTATAAAAGAGATCAAGACTTTGCTATTGTATTTTTACATAGTATTAATAATTCACCATTTGTTAAATTTCCAATCGATCATTTTATTATTACAGACTAGTTTTTTCTTCTGTGTCAATTAAATTTGTGTCAATTAAATTTGTATAATTTATTGATCTATTTGTATTAAATAATTCATGTATTGTTTTTTTTAAAAATTTCAAAGCTGTTAATTTATTAGTATTTGTATCGTGTTTTTTTATATTTATTTCATTCTTATTTATAATATAATAACTAGATTTATCACTTGGATTTTTATTCAAAAGTAAAAGAAATATACTCTTATAATCATCCTTTATATCACCATTGCTTATATAAACAAACCAAGTTTCATTTGATGTTTTTAATTTTAAATCATTGTACATTTTATTAAACGTACATAAACCAGATTTTACTACATCTGATTTATTTTTACTAATGTAATCTACTCTTTTAAATTTATCTAATTTATAATCTTTAAGAGTAACTGTCATATAAATTTCTAAACATTTAGAAATATTATCTATATCTTGATCTAACAAGTCTATACAATAATATACATCTAATTTTTTTAAAGAATTACTTATATTTATTTTTTCTAAATCTTTTGTCAATTCATCACATTGCATTTACAACCTTTTCTTTATATTATTTTATCAATTTTTTATTATTTTTCTAATTTGTTAGGTAATACACAAGTCAATGCCTTTTTAGAACAAATAGCTCTTGATTTTTCGTATTTTTCAAGTACTATTTTAAAAGATGGTGTCGGTACTGTAACAAATGTATCATTTTTAAATTTATTAATCGTATTATAATATTCTTCTTTAGATATTAATTTGTCATGATACATTTTTTTTAACTTTATCTTTTCATCTTTATAACATTTTTGTTCCTGATTTATTAATTTTTTATTTACTTTATCTTTTATTAAATACAACCAATACATTAATTCAATACGACCAACTAAATATGGTTCCATTGGCAATTCTTTTACAAAAATGGTCAAGGAATTTCTACAAAAAATACATGGCAAAATCATTTCTAAATTAGAAAGAAAATCTTTAAATGCTCTTTTAATCTTTCTATCATTTTCTGTTTTTATTTTTACAGGATATCTTCCTATAATTGTTGTAAATAAGAAATCCCAGCAATTTGGACCCCATTTTGAAGTTGCCATTCCTTGAAGAGAATGAAAAGATACATAATCTATATTTTCTGGTAACATTTTTTTCATGCTAAGTTATTATTACTATATATTTATAAAAAATATAAATATAATTAGTTGTTAAATTGGTTAATATATTTTATTTTAGTTGATTAGTTTATTTATTCTTCTACTTGCCATTTTATTACCTTACTTTGTTACTACTAAGCTTGTGATGTTAATGTAGTATTATAACTTACTACATTTATTGTATTACTAACAACCTTGGAACCCCAATAATAATTTGCACCAACCGTCGTTATAGGTGCAAATAAACAAGATCCGTAAACAATACTTGCACCAACAGAAGCATCTCCCTTTATAGCATAATTAGTTGTTGCTGGAGGTGACCCTGGACTAATAGGATTATAAATACTATTTGTTGGAATATTAAAAATACAATGACTTAATACAAGATTTGTTGCATTAGACATTTTAACCCCATTCGAATTTAATTGCGAATTCGCAATTGTGCAGCTTGTAAAATAAGCAACAACTGTACCCACCAATTCAATCACTTCACTCCCATTATTATCAATATACGAATAATTAAATGATATATTCGTAGAGCCATTAATTGAAATAGTAGAAACAGTACGACCATAAATATTACAATTAGAAAAAGTTCCTATAACAGCAGACCCAGATGCCATATAAACAGCATTTTGATTACCATCTCCCGTAACAGTAATATCACTTCTGAAAATATTAACTCTCATACTAGTTGTATTTGTAAATGCCAACGCCTTTACATTTGCATTTGATGTATATATCATGCAATCTTTTATATACACGTTTCCAGTATGATTTCCCGTATATTCAAAAACACTGTTTGTAGAACCAACAAACGAAATATTTTCAAATGTATAATAGTTTGCAAACGTTCCACCAGATGAACTTCTAGGATTTATAACCAATCTACCATTAATTCTAACAGTTTTTGTAGAACCAATTGCGGAACCTTTTAAATAAATATTAGGTTTTATAACTGTCACATTTTCATTATAATTTCCTACAGATATATTAATAACAACTGACACATTATCAGCATAAGTATTTGCTAGAGCTAAAGCACCTGATACTGTTAAAAAAGGCGATTTTATTGATCCATTTCCATTCGTATCATCTCCATCTTTAGAAACATATATTTCATTTTCAAATGAAATGTTATTTAATTCAAAGGCAAGATTGTCAATTGCCTGTTGTATATTTGATGGAGAAGATGACGACCAATCTCCCACATTTGTAATTGTATACTCTACACTACTTGCTTCTAAAGTTACCGGATTACTTGCATACGACCCAGCATCATTAGATGCCCCAGTTGGAGAAATAGTATTTGCCTTAAATCTAATTGATGTAGTCGTACCTGTCAGATTTGCATTCGTATAATACATTTGACCAGCATTTTGACCATTCGTAGTTATATTTTCTATAAAAAATTTCACATTTGTAATATCTCCAGTAAAATGACTATTTAAAGTCCACCCAGATGGACTTAAAGTGCCATTTATTTCCCACAATGCAGTCTTGTTTAATTCAGAATTAACTAAATTAATAACATCTATAGAAATAATAGCATTAAAACTTTTAGTTTGGATATTATAAAAAATAAAATTAGAAATTGGCTCTGGTACAACTACATTGTTTTGTAATGTATCTTGACGCTCATATATAATATCTCCTAAACTAGGAGTAATATTTACACTATTAACAGTTAAATGTTCACCTATATGCGCAGATAATTTGACACCCAATCCACCAGATGTCAAAAGAGACCCCGTAGTCGTACTAGAAGAATCATATGTTGAAAGAATAGACAATGGCTGTTCTTGAAATTGAGCGTCTTGAAGAAAATTCATATAATATATAAATTAATTAAATAAATTTTTAATAAAAAAGTAACGTACATTTTTTCATACAAGTTACAATTCCAAATTATTTAATTCATATTTTGTTTTCGTGCTTTCTAGTTTGTTTAATTCTTCTGCTTTTAGATTATATGCTTTTGCAGCATCTAATTCATCCTTAAACGTACCGCAATGAATTACTTTACCATTATGTTTAATGTATGTTCTAAATTTACCATTATCATTTCTTATAGTAACTCCAGTAAATCTAGAATATTTTTTCCTTTTTAATTTTTCTAATTGGTGTACCTTGCCGTCTAACGACGTCTTCGTTAAAGGTATATGATTTTTTTCAATTGTTACAAAATTAGGGATTTCATTTAGTTTGTAATTTGTTTCGAAATGATTATTAAAGTAAAGAGCTTGTTCATTATATACTTTAGCACATTCTAAATCCGATTCGTTTTTAATTAATTTATAACTTTTATTTTTATATTGAATACTTGCTTCGAATATTCCCTTAGATCTTATAAAATACACACCATTAAAAGATGAAGTTTTATTTTCATATTTATTTTTATAATTTTCTTCTAGTATATCTCTAGGGTTCGGTACATAATTTATAATTTCATTTAATTTATAATTTATATTTTCAGTTTCCTTTAAATAACTTGCATAATCATTATAAATGATTGCTGCTTCTATCTCTGTATCATATACTCCTAAAAAAATAGTTTTATTATCTTTTGTTAATCTTGAAGCCCATTTATTATTTTTAATACACCAAGAAATACCATTATATTGACTTAATTTATCATTTCTTTTTAAAAAATTAGAATTTTTATATTTTTCAGGTTTCTTTTCTTTATCTACTATTTCTAATGGTAATTTTTCTGCATATATTTTAAATGATTCATGATCTATAAAATTATAATTGTCAGTGATTTCAATACTTTTCTTAATTATATGAACAGCATAATTTAATTCTATATTATTAGATAAATAAAACCATTCATTGCGTTTTTTTATTTTAAATGGGTCTAATATTACATGTATGATTTTTTCTGCATATTTCATATTGTTACATTTAAATACACCAACAAATTCTAATGTTTTTTGACTAGAACCTATATTTAATGTTGTTAAACGTTTATCTGGATTATCACATAAACCTATTTTATACGAACCTATACTAGACTCGTCTTTTATTAAATAAACATATCCGTTTTTATAACAAAATCCTTCTGTTTCTGGTTTATTTTCTAATAATTGGATTTTTTTCTGTTGTTCTTGTAATTGTTCTTTCATCAATTCATTATACACCATTTCTAATTTTATATAATAATCATGTATTTTATCTGCATTATCTGTATTACTTTTTAAACATAATTTTTTAAATGTATTTATATTCAACATTATAGTTTCTTGGTTATACCCACCTTCATTTTTGCGCTCATCCCAACGGATGAGCGCTATTTTATAATCTCTATTTTCAGTAAAATGTTGTTTTAATAATCTTTTTCCATTGGCTTTGTTTGAAAATCCTATAAATTTCCATACATTTTCTAAATTTACAACAAAATCATCAACTGGATGATAATTCAAGTATAAAAACAAGTTTGCTACATACAATTTTTGTTCTTCTTCAGAAAAATGGTGTTCTAGTTTGTCTATTAATTTAGTTTTGTCGTAAATTTGAATAGAACTAGTTTGTATAAGAGTTTTTATATCAACTGGTGTTTTATTTATTTCCATTTTAATTTATATGTTCTTTTATCTTTAAATAACTTTAATTAAATAAACAAAATTTAATTAAAAAAATATTACAAGCATCAAATAGTACCAACACCTTGCCGTCTATCATTAAAGGTATCGACATCGATCATTTAAAGAATTTCTAATCCACGTCGAAGTGAAGCAGGACTTTGTTCATAACTGCTTTGATTCCATGGTCCAACGTTTTCCTTTGGAATAGGTGGCAATACTCGTAAATCTAGGTACGGGATTTTATTACTTTGCATCACTGTATTAATCCCTGCATGAAAACCACTTACTAAAAAGTTTTGTTCCTTTAATAATTGAGAGACAGGATTTTCTTTTGCAAAGGCATTGGCATCATCATATTTAGGAAGGAGATCATCAGCTGTTAATTTTTGTTGTCCAGCAACAACGTCATCAATTTGTTTTTGCTGTGCATCTGCGTTAGGCATATTTGCTGGTGAAAATGTCATAGTAGGTTGGTTAGCTGGTAGTTCAAGAGGAGCTTGATTTACAACTGGAGCAGCTGGAGCATCTACGTTTTCTAAACTTTCTTTTTTAGATCCCTTCATATATGTCATTAAAAAATATACTAATCCTACAATTAATAAAATTTTGACAAGATCATTTGATTTAATTGTTTCAATAATATTATCCATTCTCTTTTTTATTATAGTATAACAAAATAAATTTTTTTTAAATAAATAAAAAGTAATTTAAACATTTGTTTATATTTTATATAAATGAAAAGAATAATGTCCTCTGACGGATTTTTTTCTGATATTAACGATGAAGATATTCTAGATAATTATACACTAGATACAGATGAATTTTTTTTTTGCTACTCTGATCAAATATTAGATATTTACTACGAATTTAAAGAAAGATTCACGTCTTCTCCATTTTTTTTTTCCTATTTAACTTATCCTATATTATCAGATTTCATACACCAATTGATAGTACAAAGAAATTTACAACTAACCAAAACATATAATTTAAATAATTTAAATAATTTAAATGATTTTGATGATTTTTATAGTGTAGAAATAGAATATTCATACAATATTTTAAATACATTTTTAAGAAAATTTAAATTCTCTTTAACACGTAATCTTTTTATTCAATTCTGTATTCTTTATTCGGATTTACATGAATTAAAAAATTCTCGTAGTTATTAAATTAAGCTTAGGCAAAGTAAAGAAAAAAGCTATTTTATACAATTACCTTTTTTATTACGTGCTTGTTTTTTAGGTATACCGTATATAAGATTTATCGCCATTAAAAAAGTATCTCCTATATCATCCTTTTTTTGATGTGAATCAAAAAAGGGTATCCACTTTTCCATTTCATCTTTACTAAATTTATTTTCTAAAAACCATCTACAATATTGTACACTTAACCATTTTCTTTTTGCATATGAATCTTTTAAATTACATGTTAAAATCGGACCAGTATAACATTTCAACTTTTGACTCGCTCTTACAAATCTTATAGTACAATTTGTATCTTTCATTAATTCTACTAATTTTCCATAAATAATATGAGATGTAAATTTCATTTTTTGATTTACCTTTGGTTGTAATTCTATAACAATATTCTTCAACTCTAAAAAGAGTTCTATATTCTCTCTATATATACTATCTAATTTCTCTAAAACAATTTTTGCTATATCTTGTAACAAATATTCGTCTATTTTCTTTTTTTTAAATATATTAGATTTTGTGATGTTAATATCTTTTGGAAAATGTGTTTTACAACAATACACTGCATTTTGAGTTAATACGTCTTTATAAGTAAAACCGCATAATTTATTACATATTTTACCAGATTTTTGAAGCTGTTCGCAACGATATTCATCTGAATTTAAAGTATTAAATACATTCCATAATTTTATTGAATAAGTAGTTAAATCATTTTTATCACTTGCCGTCATAAGACACATTGCTAAATTACGTAAACCAATATCAATCGATAAAAACATATCAAGTTAAAATTTACAAATATTTTATAAAAAAGTTTTTACCACACTTTCATTTCATCTATACACTCTTTTTATCTCGTCTATATCGCAAAATTAAAAAATTACTCTATAGCAATATGCTTCTTAATGAGTTTGAAAAATTAGCACTTCGTAAATTTAAAATTAAAAGTATTTTACCAGATGCGACCA